GGATGCAGCAAAGCGCGCTAAGATGCTTGCAGATGCTCAGAAAAAGAACACCGCAGAACTTAAGAAGCAATCTAAGGAAAAGAAGCAATCAGCCCTATTCGACATGGAGCAGATTCAGATCATTGCAGCCCTCAAGGGCAATATCAGCAAGGAAGAACGCCTACGCCTAGAGTTGCAGTTGGCTCTCATCACAGACAACACCAAGGAAGCCGACAAGCTCTCCCAGCAACTAGCCAACTCAATCGACAAGACAGGCAACCTTGCTAAGTACCTTACAACTTTGCCAGATGCTAACAACCCATTCAAGAACTGGGATGCCTTCCTAGATTCAATGATTGCCAAGGCTAGAGCAGCAGCAGCGGCAGTAGGTTCAGTTGGTGGTGGCGGCGCTGGTGCAGTTCCACCATCTACAAACGCTCCATCAGATGATTCAGGATTCCGACTACCAGACACAATGCCTGGGCAATCAGGTTCAGGCGCACAGTTTGGTCCGAACACGCCATGGGCTCAAGCGGCTCAGGTGGTTGTTCAGATTGACGGTAAGGCTATTGCTTCGGCTCTCCTAGACCAGTCAATGAGTGCCGGTCAGGTTGCTTACTTAGATCGTAGAACAGGCGGATTCGGGTAATGGCTTTACCAGCACAGATAGCCGTCTCCTTCGACTTCTCGAGCGGAGCTACGTTTAACGTTCCATTCACAATAGGCGACGCTAAAAATGGTTTGATTGGAGTATCCGCATTTGGTAGTTCGGCAGTTCCTGAGCCAGTTGTTGACCTTACTCCAAACGTCCGCCAAATTACTATTACACGCGGGCGCAACCTACAACGTGACCAATATGAGGCTGGAACTGCCGTTGTACGCGTTCTAGACCCTAACTCATACTTCAACCCTCAGAACACCGCATCTCCTTACTACGGCTATCTAGTGCCCCTACGCAAGATTCGTATCTCAGCTACAACGGACACAACTCAGGCATTCCTCTTCAGCGGTTACACCACGGAATACAGGTATACCTACGATCAGGCTGAGCAGATGGGTTACGTCGATATCTATGTAGCCGATGCCTTTAGATTGCTGCAGCTTTCACAAGTTACAACAGTCACAGGGGCAACCGCTGGACAAGATACAGGCGCTCGCATTGGCAAGATTCTTGATGCAGTCTCGTTCCCTACTTCTATGCGTACCTTGGCTACTGGTAACTCTTTATGCCAAGCAGACCCATCCACCAACCGTACCGCCCTTGCAGCCCTCAAAAACGCAGAGTTTTCAGAGCAAGGCGCGTTCTATATTGATGGCTCAGGTAACGCTATCTTCAAGAACCGCAACACAGTAGTCTCCTCAATCTCAGGCACTCCTATTGAGTTCAATCAGACCACAGGTATCCCATACCGCAACTTGGTATTCGCCTTTGACGATAAACTCATTATCAACCAAGCGAGCATGACCCGCGTAGGCGGCACTTTACAGTTCGCAGAGAACACCGCCAGCGCAATACGCTACTTTCCTCATGCCTACAACCAGACAGACCTAGTAATTGATACAGATGCCAATGCCCTCAATATTGCCCGTACCTATGTGGCGACAAGAGCTGAGACAACCATCCGCATCGATGCCATGACGGTAGACCTACTAGATCCATCAGTACCAACAGATACCATGATTGGCTTGGATTACTTCTCTAACTGCCGTATTACCAACATCCAGCCTGACGGCTCGGAGATTGTGAAAACCCTACAAGTCCAAGGGCTCAACTGGAATATCACACCCAACTCAATGCAAGTGACCGTAACAACACTAGAGCCCATAGTCGATGGGTTCGTAATTGGAAGCGCAGAACGCGGTATAATTGGCGTGTCTGCAATGACCTACTAGGAGATATAAATGGCAGCTGGATTAGGCTATATTGAGTTCACGACAGGAGACATTCTCACCGCATCTGCGGCTAATGGCTACTTGGCTTCACAGGTAGTTATGGTGTTTGCAGATGCGGCAGCCCGTACCTCTGCTATTGCATCACCTCAAGAGGGTATGATTTCCTATCTTAAAGACACCAATTCTACAGAATATTACTCAGGTTCAGCTTGGGTAGCCATCGGCGGGGGTGGAAGTTCCTCTGACTTTGTAAGAATTTCGACTACATCATTTTCAGGATCGTCAGCAGTAAACTTAAATAATGTATTTTCTACAACATACAAAAATTACATGGTTGTCTTAAATATTACTTCTGCATCTGGAACTGGAAATTTACAGTCTCGCCTTAGAGTATCAGGCGCAGATAACACAACTTCTAACTATTACTCAATCTACGATTACATTTTGGCTTCTGGCGCAACCGCTGGTTCTACCAAGAAATCAGCGGCTACTGAATGGCAATTTACCTTTATTAGTGATGCTCAAACTGCAATTCCATTCACAGTTAGCAATCCTTTCGAGTCAACTCAGACATTCGTAGCAGCGCCCGATTTCTTTGCTGGCGATGGATATAAAATCAATGCAGGTGGGTGGTTTAGCGCGGCTACAAGTTTTACAGGGATGTCTTTTTTCCCAACAACAGGAACAATTACAGGAGAAGTATCAGTCTACGGATTAAAGAGAGCATAATGAAAATTACAGAATACTTTCATGAAACAGGCGAAACAATCGAGCGCGATGCTACACAAGAAGAAATTGCTCAACACGAAATAGACAAAGCTGCACACGATGAAGCCGTTACGAATGAGCAACTTCGAGCCGAACAAAAGGCTGGATTACTTGCACGATTGGGTATTACCGCTGAGGAAGCGGAGTTACTCCTTGCCTAAGCCAATTCTCTGTAAGGCTGGTCAACAGTTAAGGGAGCAGTTCGATGATACCTTCCCTGATCGTGATAGACGTTCCGATGGCTGGATTGGCGACACACGCCATTCAGCGCGCCCTAGTGACCACAACCCTGATAAGGCAACAGGGATGGTTAGAGCAATCGATGTGGATAGAGATGTCTCTGGTTCTTCCAAGCCCGACCTCATGCCCGATATTGCGGATCAGATTCGACTCGCAGCCAAGGCAGGAGATAAGCGAATCTCCTACGTCATCTTCAACGGACGCATTGCATCGTCTCGCTTGGGTTTCCGCTGGAGAAAATATCGTGGAAGCAATCCGCATTACCTACATTGCCATATCAGCTTCACTAAGGCTGGCGATAAAGATGGCTCGTTCTTTAATATACCGCTACTAGGGGGAACAGTATGAATATGAAACATCCAGCAATAGTATCTATCGGAGCGTTCTTGGCAGTATGGGGAACAACGTCTAACTTTGCTCTTGATTACCGTTCGATTCTAGGCGCAGTAGTCGCAGGTGTATTCGGTTATGCCACACCAAAGCGATGAGTCCACAGGATTGGGCTGCGATTGTAGCCATCTGCGCGACGGTTCTAACTGGTACGGCTGCACTCTTACGATTTGTAGTGTTGCACTATCTAGCAGAACTCAAGCCTAATTCAGGTTCGTCAATGAATGACCGTCTAGTGCGTGTCGAAGCGATGTTAGAAGTCCTACTCAAGGGAAAATGATGCTATGGCAAGGAAGCGACCAGTAATCGACCTCGATACTTATAGCGCGTTAGATGCTTATGCAATAGCGCTTAATGAGTATTTCAAAAGTCTCAAACGGGCAGGTTTCTCAGAGAAGCATATATTTTGGTTGATATCAGATCGTGAGTCCTTTCCTGATTGGATTATCCCTAACCTTCCCAATCGCATCGACAATATCCCCTATGAGGACGACGACGAGGACTAATGAAGAAGATCGTAATCCTGAGCGACTTGCAAGTGCCTTTCGAGGATGTGCATGTAACTCAGAACATTGCACGATTCTTGAAAACATTTAAGCCAGACCAGACAGTCACCATCGGTGACGAGATTGACTTCCAGACCATCAGCAAGTGGTCGGCTGGTACTCCTGAGGAATACAGTCAGAGCCTAGGCGATGACCGAGATAGATGCGTGGAACTGCTCTGGGAGTTAGGCGTTACAGACTGCATACGATCCAACCATACCGACCGCCTTTACAATGTAATCATGCGGAAGATTCCCTCATTTCTCAGTCTGCCTGAGCTGCGCTTCGAGAAGTTTATGAAGTTCGACGAGCTAGGCATCACCTTCCACAAGAACCCTATGACCCTTGCCCCTAACTGGGTAGCAGTCCATGGCGACCATACGCCCATCAAGCCACAAGGCGGGCTATCAGCCCTCGAGGCAGCCCGTAGACACGGCAAGAACATCATCTCAGGACATACTCACAGAGCAGGGCGTAGCGCCTTCACAGAAGCCTCTGGCGGGCGTTTAGGGCGTGTTTTACATGGGGTTGAGGTTGGTAACCTCATGGACTTTAAGCAAGCCTCATACACCAAGGGAACGGCTAACTGGCAGCAGGCTTTCGCCATCATGTATATCAAGGGTAAGAATGTCCAAGTTGATCTGATCTACATCGAGCGAGACGGCACATTCACGGTTCAGGGCAAAGTCTATGGCAGACCAAGGAATCGCTAACCCTTACTTTGAGGACGAGGATGTGTCCTTAATCGTTATCAAACCGTTACCAAAATATATTCGACACCGCCCACCGCTAAGGTAAAGTTCGGTTCGTAGCTGAGAGTCAGTCTACGGAAAGGGCAACATGAGTTTCTTTACAGTTATAGCGTACTCACTTCTCATGGTGGTACTTGGTTACATGATTGGTCGGTCAGACGGTAAGCAAGAGGGTTACCTCGATGGCGTAGCGGATGAATACCGCGCAGGTCAAGAGCGATGAACGCCGGTGACTTCCTTACAGAGGCAAAGGCAGTTATTCAAGATCGTGGATTTGACTATGGACATCCGTCAGACAATATGCAGCGAACCGCACGACTTTGGTCTGCATACCTCGAAATGCCTATTACAGACTACCAAGTTGCGAATTGTATGGCATTGGTCAAGCTCGCAAGGAGTATGGAAACGGGAAAGGTCGATAATTACATCGACGGAGCAGCCTATATGGCAATAGCAGGGCAACTACACACAGAGGAGAATGAGTTATATGTTTAAGCGCAGATGCCATAAAAGAGGAGAGGCCATAAAAGTTGTAAACGGCATAGTTATAATATGCAGTTGTATAACAGGTGGAGAAGCTGGCAAGTTATATGAAGCAGGTTGGATAGCTTGTGAAAAGGGAAAGGAAACTATTAATAATGTTCAAGTACGATGAGTTAGACGCATTGAAAGAGGCAGCACTAGCCCGGGATGCGTTTGCAGAAGTTCAGGTCTATCAGAATGAGCAGATTCTTCGTGAACTGAAATCTATTGGCTGGAAGTTAAAGGAGATTAACGATCGTGGGGTTCTTTAATCTTGAAGACTATGAGACAGTCGAGGAGCGTTTGGTTAAGTTCTGGGCTGATAACAAAGACGGTAGAATTATCACTACTTTACTCGATTTTTCAGGCACGCGGTTTATCGTTAGGGCTGAAGTCTACCGAGGACTTGATACGCCAGTTTGGGCTACAGGTCTTGCCGAGGAGACAGTCCAGGGGCGCGGCGTTAATGCTACTAGCGCGCTTGAGAACTGTGAGACTTCTGCTATCGGTCGCGCTTTGGCTAACGCGGGATATGCGACAAAAGGCAAGAGAGCAAGTCGGGAGGAGATGAGTAAGGTAAAGGTTAAGGCCGATACCGAGGCACTCATTGCCGACACCAAGGCTAAGATGGCAGAGACTGCTAAGGAATATGTTCCTATTGCAAAGGAAGACGATCCTTGGACTATTAGGGAAGCAGCACCAGCAACTACAGTTGATGAAGCAGTTGCAATCGTCAAGGATATTATCGGCGGACAGACTGACCGAGATATCCCTCATTGTCCAGGATGCCAGAAGCCTATGGAATGGAAGACTGGAACATCGAAGGCGGGCAAGCATTGGGGCAAGATGGAGTGTAAGCGCTTCTCTGGCTCTGGAGTTTGCAATCAGGTAATCTGGTATGAAATCTCTAAGGATGGAACTTGGGTTCAACAGAAAGCAAAGTGGTGATTTTATGACCCACGATGAATTGCTGGCAAAGTTAAGCAATGATGAGAATGGTTACGCTGGTTCTACGCCGCTGCAAAGATTGTATGCCCTTCGTGCAATAGTGGAATTGCATAAGCCGATGTTTATTGAAACAGAAGGTGGTGAGTTTGCTTTGTGTAGTGATTGTTCTCGTAGGGTAGACCTTCCAGGATATGGAATTCAATACCCTTGCAAAACTATTCAGGCTATTGAGAAGGAGTTGAAGTAATGGGGCATATTTCAGAATATTGCAAAACTCCATTTACGGTATTTCGTCGTTCAGGGGCAGTATGGAGTTGCGATTGTGGCAAATTGTATCGTTTAACTTGGCGACATTATATTGGCGATTCTTGGAAAGAATGGCAGTTAATTCAGGCTATTGAGAAGGAGTTAATCTAATGGGATCACTAGAGTTTATGAATCAAGACGGCGAGTGGGAGAAGTTCCCCAGCGATGAGGATATGAAACTGCTTGAGTCTATGAAGGCGGCTAATCCTTCTCAGCCAGTTAATCCAGAGATCACAACTCTCTGCCATCTGTGTAACGAGCCATTCCCAATCGAGAATATCGTTATCACAGGCGGCACACTAAGGACTGGGTTTACCTGGTCTTGCCCTAAGTGCCATGCAATATCAGGAATTGGGAAGGCATAATCAGATATGCCATCTCAACACCGTAAACACAGAGGCTTCCGTACCGAACGGGTCGTTGCTAATTATCTCCAGCAATGGTGGTCTGGGGCTTCTGTGGGTCGCGGTTCGGGTAAAGATATAGTGAATATCCCTATAGACATTGAAGTCAAAGCCAGGAGCGACTTCAGCCCGATGGAGTGGTTGCGCCAAAGTCGTAAGCGGACTGAGAAGAACGGGGAACTTAACCTCGTAGTCTGCCGCATGAACGGCCAAGGGGAAGATGTTGGAGGATATCTCGCCTTTATGCAGTTCAGCGACTTGGTGCAATTACTTATCAAAGCAGGTTACGCTGATTTCCAAAGCGATACTGATAAACTTGAGCCTGTGTATTGCCAATGCGGTAATACCATAATGAAAGGCTCACCATGCAAGATATGCGAGAAGTTATCTAATGCCTAGTTATGAATTCCAATGCCGTAATGACGATTGCGAATCAACGGCCATCCTGGATCATAAGTTAGCCATCAATGAACCGCATGACGTGGACTGCCCATTCTGCGGCGAACCAATGAATAAGATTTACTCCAGCGTACCCGCTGCCATCTTCAAGGGAACAGGGTTTTACTCAACCGATTCGAGGTAAGAATGACCAAGTACCTATGTTTAAGTTGTAACAAAGAAGCCATACCTACAACTAATCACGATCCAAACTCATCCATCGTCTATTACTTTGCTGACTGTTGCATTGACAATAATTATCCACATTTGGAAGGTTTTAATCCACAGGCTGAGGATAAGTCAATATGAGAATCCGACACGCCGCTCTGACCAGCACTTTTAATAATGTACTTGACACCCATGGTACTCTAACGGCTAGAGCCCATCAGGGGCTCAGAGCGAGCCTGAAAGGCATAGCTCGCTCGGTAGCCTTCGTTATTGGGATATCTATGTCTATGCCTATGCAGTCACTAGAAG